GGCCCCTCCGTCACCGCAGCCGGAACTGCCTGCAACTCCATCGACTCCCGTGAAGAAGCCGGCGACCAAGGCGTCGAAGGGGAACCGTGCTTAACTGGGCGACCGTCCGCGATCGCGTCGCCGCCGCGGCGACCATGAACTCGACCGAAGTCGACCTGATGATCGCGGATGCGCAGGCCTTCCTCGAGCAACAGACGGGCCGGTACTTCGGGCTGCCCGCGTCGGCGACCCAGGTCCTGACTGGCACCGGTGGGTTTCTCCTTTTCCTCCCCGACAAGCTACAGACCGGCACTCCCGCGGTCACCGAACGCGCCTATCCAGGGGCTGCTGAGACCGCGGTGACGGGGTTCGAGGTCCGCCAAGGCAAGGCCGGGACGACCCTTGCCCGGACCGACGGTAGTCTCTGGCGTCAAGGGTATGAGTACGAAGTGGTCTACACCCGCGGCTATCTGGTCGACAGCGGGCCGCCAGACATCCTCCGGCTGGCGCTCGATCTGATCGCGCTGCGGCTCAATCAGCAAGACCTCGAAGGCCTGCAAAGCGGCTCGATTGGGAAGTTCAGCTTCACCCGATTCAGTGGGAACGATCTGGACTCGGTACCAGGTGCCCAGTCGACCATTCATGCCTGGCGACGGCCGGTGCTCGTATGAGCGCCGTCACGCTCTTCCGGGCGACGCTGCGCCGGGTCCCCACCTCCCAGCGGCTCGCCGCGACGCTGCGGAACAGCGCCGGCACCGAGACCAGTGGCACCGTCCTCGAGGGGATTCTCGAGGACGAAGGCCGGAGCTTCGAGGGCGGGTCGGCGGTGCAGCGTGGGGTCCACCAGGTCGCCCTGCTGGCCGAGGGCCTGGCGTTCGCCCCGGCGATCGGGATGCAGCTCACCGTCGCCGACGTCAGCTGGGTCCTGCTCGACGTGGACATCCTGGAGCCGACCGACGGTGGGGCACCCATCCTCTACCGGCTCACGGCCGAACGATGATCCCCGCGGCCTCACTGCAGCGATTCGAGCAGGAGCTGGCCCGGTCCACCGAGCGGGTCACCCAGCTCGCCGACCGGTTCGTCGACCAGGTGGTGGGCACGCTCTTCACGGAGATCCGGGACGGCGGCCGCTACTCCCCCGGCACGCCGAGCCGCACGGGGCGCACCAAGCGGGCGTGGGCACGTGAGGACCAACCCGACAAGAGCATCCTCAGCAATCCGTTGCCTCATGTGGTCATCCTGGAAGGCGGCTCCTCGGACCAGGCCCCCCAGGGATTCGTCCGGATCGCTGCCGCGGCCGCCCCCCTCATCGCTACCGACATTGCCCGCCGCCTGGTCGCGGAGCGCGCATGAATGAGCGATGCCCTGATCGTGGCCGCCCTCGAGACTCGGCTCTTCACCGTGCCGGGCCTGCCCGATGCGAGCCACCGGGCGCTCGAGAACACGAGCTACGAGCCCACCGTGGGCGAGGCCTGGATTCGGGTGACGCATCGCTGGGGCAACGAGCGGCTGCGGACCCTCCCGGCCTCGGGGGGGCGAGTCTGGCGTTTCGGTTTCATGCAGGTCGACCTCTTCGTGCCGCTCGTGCCGGCGACGGGTGGCGCCGGGGCACTGACGACCCTTGCGCAAGCGGTGAAGGACGTGTTCCCAGCCGGCGCACCGCTCGCGGTGGGTGGCACCGTGACGGACTTCTACCTCCGCGAGAGCCGCCGCTGGGGGGGCCAGCGGGACCGGACCTGGTGGTCGGATCACGTCGACGTCCGCTGGGACTGCGTCGTCACCAACCCGACCTTCTGAGGAGTTGATACCATGGCGGACGCTGGCGGCACGATTCTCGGCTACGTCANGGGCTCGGTCGCCCTCGGCAACACGTTCGGCACCCAGATCGCGACCCCCGCGATCAAACGGGTCCGGATCTCCACGGACACCCTGGCGCGCAATATCCAAACCGCCGAGAGCCCCGAGCTCGTCAGCGGCTACGACGTCGAGGACATCCGGCCGGTGGCGGAGGATGTCGGCGGGCAGGTGACCGCGCCCCTGCTCTGGGGGAACTTTGACGACTGGATCGAGGCGCTCCTCTTCTCCACCTGGCAGCTCACCCCGCAGCGGTTCAATGCCGCGGCGGACCAGGAGATCACCGACGTGGCGGCGGCCACGGGGGTCATCACGATCCTCGCCGCGGCGGCGGGGAATCCCAATCGCGCCGGCACGTTCGCGATCGGCCACCTGGTGCGGTCGAGCGCGTTCACCAATGCCGGCAACAACTTCCTGAAACGGGCATCGGCGGCCAGCTCGACCTCCGTCACCGTCTCCACGGCAGGCCTGGTGAACGAAGCCGCGCCGCCCGCGGCCGCGCGGCTCAAGGCCGTCGGCTTTGAGGGGGCCGCGGCCGACATCACCGCCACGGCCGGTGGGACGAACTCCATCGGCGCGACCGCGCTCAACCTCACCACGCTCGGGCTCGCCCGCGGGATGTGGCTCAAAGTCGGGGGCACCGCCGCCGGCAACAAGTTCGCCACCGCGGCGAACAATGGCTGGGTGCGCATCTCGGTGTCGGCCACGACTCCGATCACGGCCACCACGATCATCCTGGACCGCGTCCCGGCCGGGTGGGCCACGGACGCCGGCACGGGCAAGACGATCCAGGTCTGGGTGCCGGATTGGATCACCAACGCGGCCGACGCGCTGGTCTGGTTCGATCTCGAGCGGCAACTCCCGCAGCTGGCGACCGACGAGTACCACTACCTGATCTCCTGCGTCCCGACCTCGCTCGTCCTCGCGATCCAGGCCGGTCAACTCAAGGACGCTCAGATGGCGTTCATTGGCGCGTCCGGCTCGGAAGTGACTGCGCGGGTGGCGGGCGCCACCGATCCGACGGCGGATTCACTCGGGACGATCCCTCGGGTCGGGAGCGCCTTCGACGCCTCGAACAACGTCGCCCAGATCGCCGAGGGCGGTTCCCTCCTGACAGATGTCGTCACCGGGCTCACCTGGACCATTGCCAACGGGGTCCAGGGCCTCCGGGTGGTTGGGCGTCGTGGCTTCGGTCGGATCACCCGCCAGCGCTTCCGGCCGACGGTGGCGCTGCAGGCCTACTACGACAGCAAGGCCACGCTCGACAAGCTCGGGAACGATACCGAGACGTCGCTCCACTCGATCTTCACGGATCCCAACGGGACGCGCGCCTTCATCGTGGACTATCCGTCGGCCAAGCTCGCCAGCGGCGCCGTGCAGGGGATCCAGGCGGATGGCCAGCTGCAGGTGCCCTATGGGTTCAGCGCGCGCCGCCAGACCAATCTCTCCGCCAGCGTGATGTTGTGCCGTCTAGAGGAGTACGCCGTCTGAGGACCTGGTCGGACTGATCGCAGAGCCCGCCGTCGCGTGCACCGGCGCGCGGGTGAAAGAGGGGAGAGTCGCGACGCCCCGACTCGACGATGCCCGAACCGCGGTTCGGGGTGCACCATCGCCGAGCGGGGCGTTTCCCATGAGGAGGGTGTGTGGCGAAGAACCTGTACGAGCTCTACCAACCCGACATCGAGGCCGCGGCGCGCGGAGTGCCGTTTACCACGTCGCGTGGGATCACCCTCTGGCTGCTTCCTGATTGGGCGGCCGAGTGGGACCGGTGCGCCGTCGACCGCGCCATCCTGGTCAAGGACTACCTCGCGCTCGATTGGTGGGAGATGCCGTCGGACCTCCGCGACCGCGTGACCGTCCGCGAGTTCGAGACGGCTGTCGTGGCGTGGGATGCCACCGACGCCGAGGGGACACCGATGCCCTGCACGGTGGACGCCAAGCGGCAGGTGGCGCGCGACATCCGGCCGCTACTGCTCGAGGTCATGGCCGAAGTGCGGCGGCGACGCGAGGAGCGCCGGGGGGCAATCGTAGCCCTGGGAAAAGACTTCGCGCCGTCCTCCGCGCCGAGCTCGAACACCCGAGCGGACGAGAGCGCGCCGCCACCCACCGTGCCCTGATCCGGGCGGGACAGCCACTGCCGGCGGCGCTGACGCTTCGGGTGACCCCGGCCGTGGAGGTGTACTGGCGGGCCTATCGGGTGCTCGATCAGCAGCGGGGCTTTCACCAGGGCGGGGCCAACCCGCTGGGGTACGAGGCGATCCGGCGGTACGCGGTGGACCACGGCCTGCCCGTCGACGACGTGGTGACGGTGCTGCAGATGATGGATGGTGAGTACTTCGCGATCCAGCACGAGCGACTGACGGCGATGCGAGCCCAACAGGAGCGGACGAAGACACGATGACGCTGCCGGTGACGGGGATCGAGCTCACGATCGGCTCGGCGGGGGTGCTGCG